TCTTTTGCTGACATAATAGGTAAAGATGCTATGTCAGAATTGACTGCTACGATGAATGAATTAAAAATATTTGGTGTTGCAATTGCTAATATATTCGGACCTATTTTGATGGCCGTAGCGAAAATTTTAAATTTTGTTTTAACTCCACTTGGAAATGCGGTAACTGGTATATCAAAAATGTTCCGAGGAGTGAACGACTTCCATTCAGGTCCTGGTGGTATCACAACAATGATGGGACCTGCTGGTATATTTAGTTTGAACCCACGAGACTCTGTACTGGCAACAACTAATCCAATACCTGTAAATGATGTTCAATCCTTTCCAGCAGGTCAAGCACCAGGGGCAAATGCTGGTGATTTAAGAGTTACAGTTAGGAGTGAAGGAATTCAGAATAGAACTATTCAACAATTAGTGGATGTAGAATTTGCTGGTGTGCCAGGTAGTGGGATGGTATAATGGCTTTAGAAAATTTAAAAGATATATTTGAACAAGCTGGATTTGGTGGTGGAGCTCCGATAAGTGATCCTACACCACCAGAAGAACAAACACCTGATGTTAGTAAGATAGAACAATTATACAAACCAGATAGTAAAGTAGCAAGTAAAATAACTTTTGGAAATCCAACAACGACTAATTATACACTTGGTACAGGAATACATAGTGGTTTAGAAACTTATGATAGTGATAATATAAAGAAAAGAAGTTTTGACATATCAACACTTGGAAAAAACCAAGAATTAGGATTAGGTGATTATGTATTTAAATCTCTATATAATGTAAATCATACTGCTGTAACAGATAGAGAACAAATAGATACTGGAAGAAAAGATTTTGAGGGTAATCCGATTTTAATTAATACTCTCAGATCTGGTATGGGTGGATTGGATAAGTTAAATATAAAAGGATATTCAGATGGGTTTCGTATTGGTGCTTTTGCAACACCAGAACCTTATATAATAAGTGAAATAGGTTCGGATAGATATAAAAGTTCTAATAGAGATTTTCTTGCTTTAAATAGATCACTTGATGACACATCAAGATTATTGACCTTTTATGGTAGTGGTGCTGGACTTTCTTCTATTGCTAAAGAAAATATTATTAATTTTGCCATAGGTGATGGTATTCCAATAGACAATCCCCTTTCTGCAATTATGGCACCACCTGTTCCTGTACCAAATACAGGTTTCTTAAATTTTGTCCAACAATCTGTACAGGGTGCTTCACTTATTCCTGGTGGTGGTAGTATAAGAAAACCGTTTAGAATACAATATAGTGATAGAACTAATTTTGGTGGATTTCCATTTAAAAATTTAGGTGATAAGCCAATTGGTTTAGGTGTTTTGGCAACAATAAAATTACCACAAGGTAGTGGTAAATTAGCTAGTTTAGGGAGAAAAATTTTAAAACCTGTTAGAGATGCTGGATTTAAAGAGTTAGCAAGAGTAGCACAAATTCCAAAAGTAGAAAGACCAACTCCTTTTATAGATTTAAGTGGTGGTCCTAAAAATACAAGATATGAAGATATATTTTCTTTAACTTCTGAAATTGACGAAAGCGAAGTAGATTTATTCGAACCTGAAATTACAAAAGGTGATTTTTATGTTAAAATAAAAGATTTAAGAACAAATCAATTTTTATATTTTAGAGGTTATGTTACAGGTATAACCGAAAATGTTAGTCCATCATTTACATCAATTAATTATATTGGTAGAAGTGAACCTGTTTATGTCTATGAGAAAGCTGATAGAGATTTATCTTTTAATTTAAAAGTATATCCTGCTAACTTTACAGAACAAGATGCTATGTACAAAAAAATAGAACATTTAACAAGTTTGGCTTATCCAGAATACATGGATGATGGGGGATTGACAAGAATGAAACCACCTTTTACAGAACTCTATATGGCTCATATTGGAAGTCGTAAACAAGGTCAATTTGGATTTATAAAATCTATAACTTATAATGTAAGTGACCAAGGAGATTGGGATTCTGAGCGTATGTTACCAAGATTATTTGATATTGCTATTTCTTATCAGATATTAAGTAAACGACCACCATCACTTAGAGACGACCATAAATTTTATGGTGGAGAGAGAGGAGTTTATGGATAATGAGTAGATATAATAATATAACAAAAATTCAAAATAAAAGATTTACATCTATAGGTACTTCTTATTTACCTAAATTTGAAGAAGATAATACAGATACACTTCTTATTGCTACAGAAGGTGATAGGTGTGATTTAATTTCACAAGAATATTATGGGACACCTAATTTATGGTGGTTTATAGCTTCGGTAAATAATCTAAAATCTAATAATATTGAGGCTGGAACTCAGTTGAGGGTGCCGGTTTCAATAGAACAAGCAAAATTAAAATAAAATGGACTTAAGTAAAAAAGTTTTTGGTTCAAATGTTGACCAAAACATTATAGAATATTTTGATCAGTTAGGAAATAGTAGTTTCGAAATACAACCAGGTGATCCTGTTCTGAAAAAACCTATTGGTGTGTCATTTGATAGTGAGACTTATTTGGGAGATAGAACTCCTTATGCTCGAATGTGGACTGCTATTAATATTAGGCAAAAGGTGAGTGATGTATTAAAAAATGGTGGAAATTATGTTTATTCTATAAATGAAAATAGAGTTGATTCTTACGGTGAATTAGATTCTATGGAGATAAAAAAAAGAGATGCCTTACAGTTAAAATCGGATGTTAATTATAGATCTCAATTAGATAGTAATCCTTATTTAAAACCTACTGCCGGTATAACCTCAATAAATTCTAAGTCAGAGGGTGCAATTGGTGCTTTAAGAAGAACAACTGTAAACTTTACTGTTCATAATATACATGATTTTGAAACAATATTTTTACCTTTCTTTTTAAAACCAGGCGCTACTGTATTTGTTGACTTTGGGTATTCGGATAAAAATTTATCTCTTTACAATCCAGAAAAAATGATAAATAATGCTAATTTAGAGATGAATGATTTTTATGAAGAAATTTATAAAGATGATGGTGATATAGGAAGGGGATTTAAAACTACACTTAGTGGTCAAGTTACAAAATATGATGTAAATGTTGATGATAAAGGATCTTTTAATTGTAATTTAGAATTTGTTTCGAGTAATTATTCTTTATTAGATAAATCTATAAGTGATGATAATAATTTAAAATTTATTTTTAATAACTCAATGGAAGAATTATTAATGGGAATATTCCTAAAATCTATGGATGTGAAAATAGATGGTGATTTGGGAATGCGAAAATTAGATGGGGAAACAAAAAATAAATTAATTAAAGATTTTTTTGATGCTGATAAAGAACCTAATACAATAGGTTCAATTGGTAAAGATGCAAAAAGAACAGGAATATTCTACCAGAATTTATCTGGTGAAGTTAATGATGATGATAAACTAAATAAAAAGGAATCTCTTTATATAAGTTATGGTTTGTTTGAAGATAAGTTTTTAAATAATTTTATCTCTTTTTGGGAAATAACTGATGATGATGGTAAGGTAGTTGAAAGATTAAAAAGTGATGAACCTTTTTCTAATTCATTTAGTAGTCAAAATTCTTATGTTAGATGGGATGAACATTTAGATATTATGCAAAATTTAGAGTATCAAGATGGAGATGATCGTATTTCTTTTTTATATCCAAATAGTTGGGGAAATACATATAATAAATTAAAACCAAAGGGTTCTCAAAAAGATAATACAAAAGATGATAAAGAGAAAAGAAGAATTCCATTAAGGGAATTATTTATATCGGTGCCATTAATATCAGAAGCATTTGAAAAGTCTACTAATGTTAATGATGCTCTTGAATTTATTTTTGATAAAATAAAAGAAGATTCTGGTGATATTATAAATATTAAAATGGCTGCTAATAATGATGGTCAATCATCAATTACATTTATTGATGTGAATGTTCAAGCCGATATTGGGAAATCTATAACAGAAAAAGAATTAAAGTTTGATTTAACTAGTGGTAATACGGTTGTTTTAAATTCAGATTTAAAGTTTGAAACTCCCAAAGCTGGTTTATCAAGTATGATTGCAATAGGAAATTTAAAAAAACCAACTATATTTGGACAGAGTGAACTTGACAAATTTAATTTGATGAATTCTTTGGATAAAGATAAAAAATATCAAGTAAGACATTTACCAATACAAGGAGAACACCCATCAGTACATAAAGCTTTATCGGTTAATATGGAAAAACTAATAAAAAGTACAAAAAAAGTAAATGTAAGTAATGATTTTTACTTGGATAGCGAAAGTAAGGAAAATTCAAAAACTAGATTTAATCAATTTGTAAAAGATAGAAAAACTGAAATTGAAAAATTAAAAGAAAAACCACCTCCAACTGAATCATCAGATGAAAATAAAATAGATAAGGAAGATAATCTTCCAACTGTAGATAACAAAGGTAATAAAATTATTTATGCAAAATCAAAAAGACATGCACAATTATTGGTTGCTAAAATACATAATTTTTTAAGATCAACTGAGTATGGCATATCACCCGTAATGCCAATTACATTAAGTCTTAAAGTTTATGGAAATAATTTTTTGGGTATTGGTGATTTTTTTACTGTTAATTTTTTACCAAAACATTATCAAGATAGAGTTTTTTTTCAAATAGTAGGAGTTGATCATTCTTTAAATACCACATTGTGGGAAACAACTTATACTACTGTAATGAGACTTAGATCAACTGAAGTATATAAGGCTTATGGAAATAAACCAAAAGACGAAATAGGTATTACAGTTACAAACCATCCAACTTTTAGTAAAAAAATTGTAAGTGAAATCAATGATAGTAATGGTGATACTGATATTCAGAATGATGGAATACCATTGATAACAGATAAGACAAAACATATAAGAAAAAGTAAACAAGAGTACAATCACGGTGATTTACCAGACAGCGTATCTAGAGATGATATTCCAACAATAACTTTTGAATATGATGAAATTGTACTTGATCCCAATCTAAATTCTGAAAAAATGAAGAAACTAAAAAAAGAAAATGATGGTTTTTTTGATAAAGGAGTTTTTAATGACAGATGGTGCATGCAAGTTACAAGACCATCTCGTTTAGATGCTGGGAGTTTAGCATATTATATGGTAATTTCAAATTTATTATTGGGTGATGATGTCATTGATTGGGAAGGGTATAATAAAGATGCACACCCACATAATAAACCTCAATTTCAAGCAAGAGATAAAAAATTAATATTAAAAAGAACAAATTTGAACCGTATTTATGCAATACCAAGATTAACGCCAGGTTTAACTAGAACATTGGGAATAAATCCAAGATTTGGTGATTTTATATTTGAACCATTAGATGATTATGTTGATGTTTGGTATGAAACCGATAGGTTTTTAGATGAATTTCAAGAAAAAATAAATTTACAGATAGAACACCTTGAAAAAACTCAAAAATTATCATCACATATAAAACCTATAACTGGAACTTTCGAAGGTTTTTATTTTTTAGATACGATAGTTTGGAAAATAGAAGATGAGGGAACTAAGTTTTTAAATATTAGATTAGGATTACATAAAGATCTTAATTTATTATCAAATATTTTCTTACCTATAAAATATATGAAAATGAGTTATGGTGATTTTGAGAAAAGACTCCATAAGGAATATATAACACAAAAAGCTGCTTGGAATACTTTTTTTAGTGAATATGAAACACCATCGGATCCTATTAAAACTATTGCAGATGATCCAGAAGCTGGTTTCGTAGGATAAATTACTTGACATTTCACTAAATTATATGTAACTTAACATATGATTAAATTGGTTATTTCTAAACCTAACTGGTCAAAGTCTCACCCGTTAAATAAACTAGTTCTTATGTATGATGCTATAGAGCATAAGCTAGTTTATGCTGACCATTATGAAAAGACAACTATAGGTTTGGATTATCCATTAGGAGAGGGACTATTGGTTGATGATTGGAAATCATCTCAAGTTTATAATTTCGCTAATCGTCCAACTTATTGTGCTGATATTCTAAATTATTGGATGACCAATAAACCACTTGACCATATTCAATGGGACAACTTTTACGACCAAGATGATTTTACATATTATTATCCGTTAGATAAAATGATAGAGCAACTATGTCAAGATGTTCCTCATTATAAAGATATGACAGATTTTAATAAGTTAGAAAACTTTCATAATGACTTTGTAAATGCTTTCGGTAATTTAGAACTAAATGGTATAGGAGTCAACACAGACTTTACAAAGATATTCGGTGAACATATGTTAAAGTACATACATCAGAAAAAGATATACCAAAACTATAACTTTTTTACAACAACATCAAGACCATCTAACTCTATTCATAATCTTAACTTTGCTGCTCTTACACAAGAACAAAGGAAAGCATTCTCTCCACTTAACGATATATTCGTAGAGTTTGACTTTGAGTCGTATCACCCAAGGTTGATTGCTAAATTAATTGACTATGACTTCGGTAAGTCGTCAGTTTATGGTAAGTTATCGGAAGATTTAGGTGTAACGGAGTCAGAAGCAAAGACATTAACATTCCAAAACCTATATGGTGGTGTTAGAAAAGATATTGCTAAGATGAGTGAGTTTTTCAGAGGTGTAGAGGACTTAGTTAAAGTTCTTTATGATGAATATATGACTCGGAATGGAATTTTAACACATATTTATAAACGACCAATGAAACGAGCTAATTTAGGTGATCTAAATGCTCAAAAGTTATTTAATTACTACATACAGTCGTATGAAACTGAACGGAATGTAACTATTTTAAATAAATTACACACATATTTATTAGAGAGAAAGACTAACATAGTTCATTATAATTACGATAGTTTTTTATTTGACTATTCAAAGGATGATGGTAAGGAAACAATATATGATATACAACAAATTTTACAACAAGATAACTTTATCATTCATGGCAAAGTCGGTAATACTTATGGAACTTTAAAAAATTATGAGTTTTGATTTAGGAAAACTTTTTATAGAATGGAGACAGATTGTTCCTAATGGTGTGCCGAATCCTACCAATGATTATCACCTCGTTCTGTTAAAAGAAATTTGTTTAGCAAAAGGTATGGACAAACAAGTGGTGGATAATGTTATACTGGCATTGGAAAAGAAAGAAAAATTTACAGCACGAAATAAAAAAACTGGTAATATAGCTGCCTTTGGTTCAAAGGAAACGAGAGATGCGGCTATAAAAGGTGGAGATTATGAAGAAGTAGAAAAGGATAAAGATGAAAAAGGAGAGAAGGGTAGTAAAGGGTTTGGAACAGATGATTATGAAGCTTCTTTGGTAAATCAACCACAAGATGATAGTGATACTGAGACACAATCTCAAGAAGAGAAAAGAAATCAAACAATAGAAAGAGCAAACGAAGTTTCTAAAAAACTTTACGGAGAAGATGGTAATGGTCCCTTGTTACAGGATTCTGAAACATCACAACAGGCATTAGATAAAGGATATAAGAGAGGTGAGCCTTGGGTTGCACCAGGTAATGCCGGTTCTAACTTTAATGAAAATATGTCTGATGAAGGCTGTCTTATATTAGAGCAAGAAGAAGATTTAACAGAGGATGAATTGGCTGAAGTTCTTTTCAATAGAGTTAAGGATACTGAATTAGGTAAACAACAAAAAGATACTGTGGTTGAAAGTCCACATAATAAAGATAAGGGTAATGTACCTGAAGATTTAGATAAAAAAGAAAAGGAAATATATAAATGTTGTATCATAGCAGCTCGTTCTGCTAAAGAAAAGAGAGATAGAGCAAAGAGAGGTCAAGAAGCCGTAGGTATGGAAAACGCTAAAATTAAAACATTTGGTGGAACTGCTTCTGATATACATAATTTAAAAGAAGAAATAAGAAAAGCTAAACGAATAGTAATTTATGATGAGGAAACTGGTCAAGTCGTAGAAATTCCACAAGAAGTTCTGTTGGAGTGGGTAGATTCTAGTGGTGGTGGGGAAAACGCTGCTGATACAACTGTATTATCAGTTGATGAAAATGGTAATTTATTATATGATGGTTGGTCAGATAAAAAAGCTTTTAGTGACATCCAAGGTAATTCTACTCTAAATGATGATTATAATAAACAAGAATCTAATGTAAATAATTTATTAGAGGATGATAGAGTTGATGAAGGAACAGCAGAACAGGCGATTGGTATAATTAAAGATGCTCGTGAAAAAAGTGCAGAAATAGAACAGAATTATAAAAAAGCTCCATTAAAAGAAGCACAATATTTTGCTACTTATCAAGGTGAGGATAAACAAAGATTAGTACAACATCTTAAAGACCAAGATAAACATTATCAAAATACTGGTACTGAAAATCATGTGCAAAAAGCGATGAGTTTTTATGGGGTAAATACATATGAGGAATTATTAGATGCTTTAATTGAAGAGGCAGAAAATGGAAAACCAGCTGGTAACAGATTAAAGGTGATAAATAGAGCTGCTGATTCGGAAAGAGCTTACTTGAAAGAAAGAGATGGTGAGATACCATCTACATTGGATACCAAACAGATTTTATCTGATGCTAGAGAAGCAGCTTTATCTTTACAGAGAGAAACAGTAGATAAATTAAATAATTTAAAAGGTAAAACAAAATCTGGTAAAGAAAAACCATTAGGTGATATGCTTGGATTCCAAGAAACTATTGATTTTTTACATTTGGATAAGATAGATGAACCTAAAGATGAAAATGATCATAATGCTTATTTGAAAAGAAATACTCATTTAGTTATGGGTGGTGTTAATGTACCACCTAAATCTATTAAGGAGTGTTTGGGTGTCAACGATTTGGGGGATGCCGAAGATAACTTTGAAGTTGTTACTGATGAGAGACTTATAAAAGATAGAGATGAGAAAAAATACACTACTGGAAAAGTAGTTTATATTTATGCTATAAATAAGGGTGAACGAAAATTTATAGGTGTTAAAAGTTTTCGACCAAAACAAGGTCAAACTAGTAAAACAAATAATGATATAAAATGGTCTAAGGAAATGCAGGATTGTTTTGACAGTAAAAGAGATAAATAATGAAAACACAACTTCTTTGTACATTCACGACTCAACACAATCTTGAACAATCCATCCGTGACATAACGAAGAGCTTCAAGGTCGTGTTTGAAAAGATTTATGTACTACAAAACGAGGACAAACCAAAGGAATTAATTTGTACCTATAATGTTAATCAAGAAGATGAGATAGATTTCAATGCTGTAAAGAATACAATATCTCTACATCGTAAAAAGATAACCAATACACTTTATACGATAAATGCCCTAAACGAACTGATAAAGTTAATAAATAACGGAGTGTTGGATACTAACTATCAGGTCGAGTGGGACACATACAAGAATATGATTCTGATATCGAATAAAGAAGGTTTACAGAAAATACCAACAAGGATACTAAAGATAATCGAGTTATAATATGGCATCACCGATATATTTTTTTACCAGAAGCGGATGTGGATGGTGTAAGAAAATGGAGCCGTCAATAAAAGAAATAAATAATACATTAAATGAAGAACAGAAGATACAAATTCTTTCTATTGACGATCAAAAATCAAAAGTTATATATAATAATATAATTAGAGTAAGTAGGGTACAAGAAGTAGTACCTTTTATGTATAATTCTAATATAGGAACAACTCTTTTGGGTTATAAAGACAAAAAAGATATTAAAAAATTTTTACGAGCTGAGTCAATTGATGATAAAAAACCAATAGAATTGTTGCCAAGATTTGAAATTAAAACTTCTTCAAAAAAAGATTTTGACATTTGGAAAAAAGATGTTATATTATGGTATGAAAAAAATAAAAACGATTTACCATCTAATGTCATACCTAAAGAACGAATGATTGACATGGTTTATACTCAGTTTATGGCACATAGAACAAAACCCTTGACAATTGAGGAAAGATTGACTAAGTTAGAAGAACACTCACACGAGCCACAGAACTATCGTGAGGAGTGTGAGAAGATGAGTAAAGAAATAAAAAAACTAAAAAGACAAATAAATATATTGAAAAAAATGTCTTGACTTTTTCATTAAAAGTTTGTATATTATATAAATTGGTTACTTACAAATTTTACTTTAGTAATATTTATTGATGTAACAATAATACTTAAACAAATAAACATAACTAGGAGAAACATAATGGACTTAGATGCTATAAAAAGCCGTCTCAACCAGTTACAGAATACTCAGACGAATGCGTTTTGGAAACCTCAACCTGGAAAATCCCAAATAAGAATTGTACCTTACAAACATGATAAAAACAATCCATTTAGTGAATTGTTTTTTCATTATAGTTTAGTACCAAATAAGACAGTATTGTCACCACTTTCATATGGAAGACCAGATCCAGTTCAGCAATTTGCTGATAAATTGAAAGGTAGTGGTAGTAAGGATGAATGGATTCAAGGTAAGAGAATTGAACCTAAAATGAGAACTTTTGTCCCTGTCGTAGTACGAGGGGAAGAAAACGAAGGTGTTAAGTTTTGGGGTTTTGGTAAAACAGTATATCAAGAACTTTTGGGTATAATTGCTGATCCAGATTATGGTGATATATCCGATTCTAGTACAGGTCGTGATATTGTTGTTGAAAGACAAACACCTGCTGAAGCTGGTAATCAATATGGTAAGACAACTATTCGTGTCAAACCTAATGTAACATCACTTTCTGATGATTCTAACTTACTTGAAAAGTTATTGGATGAACAACCAGACATTAAAGAGTTGTATAATGAACCAACTTTTGATGAGCTGAAAGAACATCTTTCTAACTTCCTTAATCCATCTGATGATAGTAGTGGAAATGAAACTACAGATAAACCAGAAATGGTATCAACGGAAGCATCGTCTAATACTAATGTAGAAGACGATTTCGATAAGTTATTTAATTCTTAAACCGCGTGGTAGGGTGGGCTGGTTTCCTCCTTTTTCCGGCTCACCCATTTTTTAGGAGAAATAGATGTCAAATAGAGACGAACTGGCTGAAGTTTTAGCTGGTGAACTTAACAAACAATTCAAATCTCATCAAGTAGCATATTTTCTTGATGGTGTTCAAGATACACCGACAGATATTAGTGATTGGATTGGAACGGGTTCTACATTATTGGATTTAGCAATATCAAACAAACCACATGGTGGATTGGCTGCTGGTAGAATTACAGAGATAAATGGATTAGAGGGGAGTGGTAAATCACTTATTGGTGCTCACGCTCTTGCTTCTACTCAAAAGAAAGGTGGACTTGCTGTCTATATAGATACTGAGTCTGCTGTATCAGCTGAATTTTTACAAGCAATCGGAATAGATACTGATACTATGTTATATGTTCATTTAGAAACAATAGAAGATATATTTGATACAATAGAAACAATAGTTACAAAAATTCGTGAATCAAGTAAAGATAAATTGGTTACAATATTAGTCGATAGTTTGGCAGCTGCTTCCACTAAGGTGGAAATGGATGCTGACTTTGATAAAGATGGTTGGGCTACTTCAAAGGCAATCGTTCTGTCAAAGGCTATGAGAAAGATTACACAACTTATTGCTAGACAAAGAGTGTGTTTAATCTTTACCAATCAGTTACGACAAAAACTTGGTGTAATGTTTGGAGATCCTTGGACAACAAGTGGTGGAAAAGCATTACCATTTCATGCTTCCACTCGTATTCGTTTAAAAAATATGGGACAAATCAAAGATACTAAGAAAAATACAATTGGTATTAAGATAAGAGCTCAAGTAATCAAGAACCGATTAGGTCCACCTTTACGAAGTGCTGAGTTTCCACTTTATTTTGATCAAGGTATTGATGATTTTGGAAGTTGGTTGGGTGTAATGAAAGACCATAAACTAGTAAAACAAGCTGGTGCTTGGTATACATTTGTTGACCAAAATGATAAAGAACATAAGTTCCAATCAAAAGACTTTGGTGCTTTAATTTCCGATGAGGAAACACAAGAATACATCTATAACTCCATCTGTGATAAGTTAATATTAAAATATGATTCGAATGAATTAGGTATTGATGATGTGACTACAGATGATGAGTTTGCCGATGAGTAGTACCAATAAGAATTTATTAAACAAAAGATTCTATGAGTTTAAGGATGAGATTGATGTAAATCCTGAAACTAAAAACTTAAACGACCATGTTCTATTGGTCGATGGTTTCAATACATTTATTCGTAGTTTCAGCGTCAATCCATCTTTGAATGAAGATGGTGCTCATGTTGGTGGTTTGGTAGGGTTTTTAAAATCGATACGATACACAATTAACAAGTTTAAACCAACTCGTTGTATTATTGTGTTTGACGGTAAAAACTCTTCCAAACCACGACAAAAGATATATCCACAATATAAAGCTGGTCGCAAGATTAGAAGTCGTTTAAATCGTTTAGTTGATTGGGTTGGGGGTCCTCACGATGAACGAGAAAGTATGTCATTACAACTTAAACGATTAGTTGAGTATTTGGAATGTCTTCCACTAACTATCGTATCGATAGACAACTTAGAAGCTGATGATATAATGAGTTATATCCCAAGTGTTGTTCTTAAGGATAGTAAATTTACTATTATGTCAGCAGATAAAGATTTTTATCAGTTGGTAGATGATAGGGTGAAACTTTATTCACCTACTAAAAAAATATTATATGATAGAGAATTAGTAAAAAAAGAGTTTGGGGTTTACCCACAAAATGTATTAACTTGTAGAGTGGTAGAGGGAGATAAATCAGACGAGATACCTGGTGTAAGAGGAATTGGTGTGAAGACTTTAATAAAAGAGTTTCCACTTTTAGTAGAGGATAGAGACTTTAATACCAAAGACCTTTTAGATATGGCAACTTCAAGAACCACAAGAGTATCTAAAATGATACAAGATAACGAGTTGATAATAAAAAGAAACTATCTTCTAATGCAGTTAGGAGATCCTGATATTAAAAATCAGACAAAATTAAAAATTGGAGATTCGGTCAATGGAATAGCACCATCTTTAGTAAAATATCAGTTGCAAACTTTGTTTGTAAAGGATAAATTATGGGGACAAATACCTAATTTTGATAATTGGCTAACAGAGTTCAATATCCTTGACCACTATTGGAAAAATAAAAAATGAGTAAAATAAAAAATATTTCAGAGTTTGGATATAGTTTTCAAGTAAAGTTTATTGTATGCTTGATTACTGATAAATTATTTTTAGAACAAATTGTAGATATATTAGATGAGAAATATATCAATAATGATGGTTTCAAATGGATAGTAAAGACTATTCGTGAGTATTATCAAGAATACAAAACAACAATTACGATGGAAGTATTTAAGATAAAGATACAAGAGATTGACTCAGACTTATTACAAGTAAATGTAAAAGATTGTCTAAAAGAAGTTTTTAAGAATATGGAAGCACAAGACTTGGAGTATATCAAGGATAAGGCATTGGATTTTCATAAATCTCAAGTATTGAAAGATGCTATTATTCAATCTGCTAAGATATTAGAAGTGGATGGGAATACAGATGAAATAAAATCAATGATTGATTCGGCGATGCAAGCTGGTGTTGAGAGAAATTTAGGTCACGACTATTTGGTGGATATTGAAGCTAGATATGAAGAGTCTGCTCGTATTACATCACCAACACCTTGGGATATAATGAATGAATTAATGCAAGGTGGGTTAGGACAAGGTGAGTTGGGTGTTGTTGTGGCACCTGCTGGTATTGGTAAGTCTTGGGTGTTAAGTGCTATGGGTGCTTATGCCCTATCACAAGGACTAAATGTAGTTCATTATACTTTAGAGTTAAATGAGGCTTATGTAGGATTGAGATATGATAGTATCTTTAGTGGTGTAGAAAGTCAGAACCTAAAGTATCATAAAGAAGAAGTGATGGAAAAGTTGTTTAACCTAAAAGGTAACTTGACCATTAAATATTATCCAACTAAATCTTGTACTGTAAATACTCTTTCTGCTCATTTGAAAAAAGTAACCACATTTGGAACAAATGTAGATATGGTATTGGTAGATTATGCTGATATTATGAGAGATGTTCATAAGTCAAGTGAGATGAGACATGCTCTTGGAAACATTTATGAAGATTTGCGAGGTATGGCTGGTGAGTTACAAGTTCCAGTATGGACAGCTAGTCAAGCTAATAGAAGTGCGTTGGATGAGGATGTTATCGAGGCAAACAAAGTCGCTGAGTCTTATGCAAAAGTGATGACAGCAGACTTTGTAATGTCGTTAAGTCGTAAGATAGAAGATAAAATAGGAAATACTGGTCGTTTTCATGTTATTAAAAACAGATTTGGTCCTGATGGTTTAACTTATCCAGCTCGTATCAACACAAACATTGGTAAGATTGAGATTTTTGAGAGTAATTCTGTTCAAGGTAAGGGTGTTCAACATAAAATTAACAATAGAGATAATCAAACTAAACAAATGTTGTCTGCTCGTTATGAGGATTTGATGAGTGAATAATAATCCTGACATATTAACAAATATTTTTGGTTATGATAAGGGTGAAGTCGAATATGAAATGGTGACTAATAATCTTAGAGGTTATGACATAGAATATGGAATAGAAGTCATCTTTGATTACTGGCGTAAAAAAGGTTTTCCACACTATCAGGTTCGTGAGGACGAAAAACATAGTATGATGAGGAAGTTAAGAAAGTTTGATGTTAATACTATACTAGATGAGGACAAAATAGTACAAACTATGCATGGATTAAGAATGGCTTGGACTTATTTTCCACATTGGGTTGATATTAGGTGTGGAAATGCACCAAGAACACCTATGGAAACTTTTATGGACGATGAAAAACTTAAATCCGTAATTAGAAAGTGTTGGAGATGGTGTTCCACACAATTTGCTGGTGAAGAGGGTATTGATAAGAATAAATTTAGAGAAAATAGGTTTAGACAATCCCTAAAAATCTATACAGGCACACAAGCTGTAAGTAATTTTCGACCAACTGCTGCTAAACTGATATACGAGAAGTTTGGTGGTGATACTATTTGGGATATGTCGTGTGGATGGGGTGGA